AAACCGCCGCTTCAAGAGCGGGCCAACACCTACTTCGTTCTTGCCGCGGCCTTGGGGGCAGTAGGAGTGCTGCCCTACCTCATTGGACTAGCAGAAGTCACTCTCGGCCATCATCCGTGGCAAAACGGATGGGTTCGTTTAGCGTTCGCCATCTGGCTGCTGGCTGCTGGCGTGCTCCTGTGGGGAGTCGGTCTTTACGCGCTTCACAGAGTGAAGGCCCGGCGACGCAGGACAGCGCGCCGCCGCGAAGCGGAGCGTCGTCGGCAGGTCAATGCGGAAGCGCAGTGCGAGCGCGATGAGCAGCAGGAGAAAGCGATCCGGCGAGCCGAGATCGAATCACACCGCTGGCAAGCATCCGCATATCACAGCGGGGTTGATAATGAGCCGGCGATTGCACTCGAACTTCGCAGTCCGCAGACATCGAGCGGTTACGAGTTTCAAGGGGCCGTGGCAACCTGCGTGGTGACGCGCGACGCTAACGTCTACAAGGTCATCGAACCGGTCCCCTATGGGCCACCGCGCGTCTGTCCAGCGTTCGTCGTGGCGTTTCCGCAGAAGTTCGAGCCAGCTTCCAACTTCGAGCCTCCCCCTCAACTGATGCCCGGCGAATACTTCGTGACCTGGGAGTCCGACGTAGTAGGCGAGCTGCGCAAGTATCGGTTCAAGACCGACCGAGACGGCCAACCGCTCCTATGAGCGCGCTAAGCAGTCACCCGCTTGTGGGTGAGCCGACCCTCCATCCGCGAGGCAAGGGTCGCCAGTACACAGCCCCGGTCGGCTTCACGGTTGAGCCATGACCACGTGGTGGCAGGTGGCCGCCGACGACTTCGACCCTGTCGTAAGACTCCGAGACGAGGACCCGACGCCAGGTCATCTGGCACAGCGTCTCGACCCGGCCATCGTGCAGACCCCGGCTCTCGACATCATCGACCGAGATCTGGTCCAGATTCGCGACGCCATCGCTGTCATGTACGCACGCCGCGCGCGCTTCGCCGAGCTGGTGCGGAAAGGCGTCGACCAAGAGATGGCGACCGAGCGAGCGGCCTCTGAGATCGCCGACGCTGGCAACGACCGACTGATCGTCTCGATGCCGCCTCAAGAAGGCAAGTCGTCGCGTATCACCCGTTACGGCGTGCTGTGGCTGCTCCGCCAGTTCCCGTCGCTCAGGGTCGGCATCGTGAGCTACGACGGCGACAACGCGGGCCAGTTCAGCTACCTCGTGCGAGCCGACATCGAGCTGTACAACGGCAGGGACAACGACATCGACCTCGGGCTACGTCTTGTCGTCGGGCAGAAGGCGATGACGCGCTGGAAGCTCACCACCGACGGCGGCGTCTACGCCATCGGCATCGGCGGCGGGCTCGCCGGTCGTCCGCTCGACTACCTGGTCATAGACGACCCGATCAAGGACATCCGCGACGCCGACAGCATCCTGCTCAGCTCGCAGGCCTGGGAGTGGTGGCAAACAGTGGCGCGGCCCAGATTGGCCCCGTGGGCGCCTGTCGTGCAGGTATCGACCCGCTGGCATGAGGCGGACCTGGCTGGCCGCATGATCGCTAAGCAGAAGGAGGACGAGTCCGCAGGCCTGGCTCATTTCGACCGCTGGCGCGTGATCAACATCCCGGCCCAAGCCGAGTACAACCCCGAGAAAGGCGAGACTGACATCCTCGGCCGCGCGCCAGGTGAGTTCATGGTGAGCGCTCGAGGGCGCACGACAGACCAGTGGATGGCGACGAAGGCTGCGACCGCCCCTCGCTTCTGGACGGCGCTGTTCCAGGGCAAGCCGAGCCCTGACGTAGGCGACATCTGGCTTCGCGAGTGGTGGAGGCGCTACGACACCGTGCTCTGGACCCAGGCAGCAGACGGGAGCTATCGCCTTGACGGCTACGAGGTCACCGAATCGTGGGACTGCGCCTTCCGAGACACCAAGTCGTCCGATTACGTCGTCGGCCAGGTGTGGGCGAAACGTGGCGCCGACTCGTTCCTTATCTACCAGGTCTGGGCGCGGCTCAGCTTCACCAACACCATCGAGGCGATCCGCCGTGTCACGCGCTTGTTCCCGCAGGCCAGGCGCAAGATCATCGAGGCCAAGGCGAACGGCGACGCGGTCATCGACTCGCTCAAGCATGAGATCGGTGGCATCGTCCCGGCCCAGCCCTACCAGTCGAAGAGCGCACGTGCCATTGCGGCGTCTCCCTACGTGCGAGCGGGCAACATCTACCTCCCGACCTCAAGGGTTGCGACAACGCAGCAAGAGATCGCCTGGGACGTCGAAGCCTTCGTCCAGGAGTGCACGAGCTTTCCGAACGGCGCGCACGACGACCAGGTGGACGCCACGAGCCAGTACATCTTCGAGGCGCACCGCGTCAGCGGCGAGTCGTCGATCCTCGTGGCCACCGGAAGGATCCCGCTCTCCAGCGTCAAGCGACAGGGACAACAAACTCTCTCGCCGTTCCAACGACGCCTTTTCGACTCTTCATTTAACCGGAGTAGCCGCAGGATGTGGGGGTGACCTCCGGTGAAAGGACCACGATGAGACGGTCACGCAATCGTCCACCAGCTATCGCGACCGATAACGACGGGAGGTGGCCATCTGAGGTTCGTGAATGGGAACCACTCTGGCCAACACCTGACCCAACACGATTCCGATGGAGCGAGCATTTCGATCGGCCAGTCGCAGAGTTCATGCCTGTCCAGTACCTGAATGAAGAGGAAGCCAAAGCCCAAACTGACGCGGGTCACATCTACTGGCGTCCCTATAGGGGCGACGGCGGCGACGCGCCGGGCATGTGGGACCCCGACGCCCGTGCCGTACCCCTCGAAGGCCCCGAGGAGGACGAGCACCGATTCCCGCGGCTGACGCACCTGGCTGAACTCGTGCGCCGTCGTGGCCGGTAACGAGCGAGGATCGCGTCGCGCGTCGTAGGAGATCATCTTCAGTTGGGCCCAGGCCGCAACGATGCGCTGCTCGGCTGGTGTGAGGCTTGTGCCGCGTCCTCTAATCATCGGTACGAGAAGCGGTTTCGCGCGTCGCTCAAGGAGCGACATCCATCCCGTGTTGCACGGTTTACACACTTGCGGCAGCTTGAGCGCCGCTGCGGACCCGTATGGCCGCGCCTTGCCTCGCGCCACAACTTGGTTTCCGATGATGGTTACATCGTCTCCAGCAAAGAACGGGGGTTCGCCGCCTACTTCCTTGGCGAGCCAGTGCGAAACAATGTCCTCCACTGCTCGCTCGCGACGTTGCCCGCAAAAGATGCACAAGACCTTCCGAGGTCCGCTCACGGTCTGACCTTGGAGGCAGGATGCCAGACCAACCGGGGGACCGGGAACACAGCCCACACGCGATCAGGCCATCGCTCACTCGTCAAGTGATCCCGCACCACAAGATGTACGGCTTACTCCGGCTAAATGGAGAACACAAAGCGCCTCAATGACCGCCAGCGCGCCACTAAGGAGAGTCCAACACTACCTATAGACAATCGACGCACGCCACGATGGGCAACGCGCCAGCAATGGGCGAGACCCGACGCCGAGAGGTACGGGTTGGATTGGTGCGAGCGCTAGGCCTCAAGAACGCCGCTTCGCGGCGACCGCGTCCACGACGCCCGCAGACCGCTCACCGTTGCGCGTGGAGACAGGCAATCGCATCTTGAGTGGAGACCTACCAGCAAGCAGTCTGAGCGCTCAAGACGCCATACGGGACCTTGCCATTATCATCGAGGCGTGCCCGCGAACTCGCTTCTAACTAACGATAAAGCTAGTTTATCGTTAGTCACAAACGAGGAAAAGAGAGGAACCGTGACGCTGCTCCAAAGCACCGAACAGGCTGCCGAGCTGGCCGAGATCGCCGCCGACGCGCGGGACTACGTCGCCGCGAGCCGGGCCGAGAACACGACCCGCGTCTACCGCACCGGCTGGGCGCAGTTCAGTGCCTGGTGCGAGGAGCATAGGGTAATTGCCCTGCCCGCTGGCGCGGAGACCGTGGCCCTGTACGTGGCTGATCTGGCTAAGGCCGCCAAGCCCGCGACGATCGACCTTCGCCTGGCAGCTATCAGTGCCGCCCACCGGGCCGCCGGCCACGACACCCCTACCAAGGAGGAGGCGGTCCGCCTGGTGCGCCGTGGTGTTCGCAGGACCCTCGGGACCGCCCAGCGCCAAGTTCGCCCGCTCACGGTGCCCGAGCTGCGCACGATGCTCGCGGGACTCGGCACCGACCCAGCAGGCTGTCGGGATCGGGCGCTTCTCCTGGTCGGCTTCGCGGGCGCGCTCCGGCGCAGCGAGCTGGTCGGCCTCGACGTGGACGACATCACCGAGGGGAGCGACGGTCTTACAGTCCACCTTCGGCGCTCAAAGACGGACCAGGAGGGCGCCGGACGTACCGTTGGCATCCCCTTCGGGTCTAATCCAGTTACCTGCCCCGTTCGCGCCTGGCGCGCGTGGCTTGAGGTCTCAGGCATCACAGAGGGACACGCGTTCTGTCCCGTGGACCGCCATGGCCACATCGGAGCGACACGTCTGAGGGCTCCGGCGGTGGCACTCGTGTTGAAGCGTCTCGCCTCCCACGCCGGGCTCGACCCTGCCGAGATAGCCGGTCACTCGCTGCGGGCCGGTCTTGCGACCTCGGCTGCTGCAGCCGGGGTGCCCGAGCGCGTCATCGCCATACAGACGGGCCACAAGGGCACGGCGATGCTTCGTCGCTACATCCGGGAGGGCTCCCTGTTCCGTGAGAACGCCGCCAGCGCGGTTGGGCTGTAAGGCAGGCG